AAGGTTTACGACATAGAATATGACAAACCTGACAATGGTTTTACCAATGACAAGAAATATGGAGATGTGTTTTGAAATACTTATCTATATGCAGTGGCATAGAATCAGCAGGAGTGGGTTGGCATCCACTTGGCTATGAATGTATAGGTTTGGCTGAGATAGACCCATTTAGGTCTGCTGTATTACAATATCATTACCCGGAGATTAAAAATTATGAAGACTTCACCAAAATCCAAGCATCAGACTTACCATCAACCCCTGATGTTCTCGTTGGAGGCACACCATGTGCCACATTTAGTATTGCAGGACTTCGCAAAGGACTTGCAGAAGATAGAGGAAACCTCGCACTTGAGTTTGTTAAACTTATTGAACGACTGCAACCCACATGGGTTGTATGGGAAAATGTGCCCGGTGTCTTGTCAAGTAATGGAGGACAAGACCTTGGCACCTTCCTCGGAGCATTGGGGGAACTCAGGTATGGGTTCGCTTACAGGGTTCTTAACACTGAGCATGTCAGAACACAACGATTTCCAAACGCCATCCCACAAAGAAGAAGGCGTATCTTCGTTGTCGGACATATTGGAGGAGACTGGAAAAGTCCTGCCAAGGTATTATTTGACTCAGCACCAGTGCGAGAAGATGCTCCTCCGAGCAGAAGAAAGCGAGAAGAAAATCCCAAAAAGCCTACATATCGTTCTGCAAGAAGCGACCAACTCGTTGAAGACGAAGTAGCAGGCACAATAGCGGCTAGGGATTACAAGTCAGCAACAGATTTAGTTGTTGAAAAAAAACCTGTCATCATGCGAGATAGTCAGACTGGTTCTAATGGAAAGCCATGGAATGATGAGGGTGTGTCTTGGTCACTCACAGCCCACGATAGATACACAGTTATAGAAACTAGCACACCTGATAAAGCACCAAGAATATATAAAGAAGAAGTTTTACCTACATTGACAGCCATGACTGGTGGTAACAGACAACCTATAGTGTTTCATGAATCAATAAAAAGAAACGATACTATCAGACGACTCACTCCTGTTGAGTGTGAACGCTTACAAGGACTCCCTGACAACTACACACAGATTCCATACAGAGGTAAGCCTAAAGAAAATTGTCCTGTATCAAAACGCTACGAAGCATGTGGTCGAGCTATGTCAGTTAATGTCATGGAGTGGTTGGGATCACGAATTAAACAAGTTCACAATGGAGAAATATGACAACAGACAAACGCTTTAATTTTAATGACATCACAGACTTTGAGAAACACATAGAACTGTCGATACCAAACTTTCTGACCCTAGATAACATCTTTCGCAATATTGCACATGAATATGCACAACCTGAGAGTGCTGTGGTGGACTTAGGATGTTCTACAGGTAGATTCCTAACAAGTCTCAACCAAATACCTACATGTGAATACATAGGAATCGACACAGTGGATATGGAACAAAGAAGAGATGGTTTTCGCTTTGTGTTAGGTGATGCAGAAGAGATTTTGTCTAACATACAACAACCCTCAGTCATTGTGAGCATGTTTTTCTTGCAGTTCTTAGGTAAGCATCAAAGACAAAGAATGATTGACACTATCAAGCCCATGTTAGATGCAGGAGCTATCTTGTTGATCTCAGAGAAAGTTTTTTTGAATGACTCAAGATTACAGCAAATTATTCACAAGTTGCACATCCAAGAAAAGCGTAAAGGTTTTACTGACACAGAGATATTGGATAAAGATTTAAAGTTATCAGTCAGTATGTACTGTAAGACAGAACAAGAACTTATGAATGAGCTCAATAAGATAGGCGTTGTCTCTAAGGTGTGGCAGAGTTTTAATTTTATGGGTTACATGGTGAAAGGGAGACAAACATGAAATGTTGGCATTGCAAAGCTGACCTCATTTGGGGTGGCGACCACAACATCGTAGATGAGGATGGTCAGTTTATGTTGGAAACTAATTTGCACTGTCCTGAGTGTGATGCACAGGTGATCGTTACAACACCTGTCGCCAGTGGTATCAAAGATGAGGAAGGCGAAGAGGCGTTGGACTAATGATTAAACAAATGAAAAAAATAGGCAATGCAACACTTTATTGTGCTGATTGTAGAGATGTTCTACCTTTGTTAAAAGACATAGACGCTTGTGTAACAGACCCTCCTTATGGTTTGTCGTTTATGGGTAAGGCTTGGGATTACGATGTGCCTGATGTAGAGATTTGGACAGAGGTTTTTAAAACATTAAAAACTGGTGCCCACCTTCTATCATTCTTTGGCTCACGCACTTACCACAGAGGTGCTATACCTATAGAGGATGCAGGCTTTGAGATACGAGATCAGTTGATGTGGCTCTATGGCAGTGGTTTCCCAAAATCGCATAACATAGGCAAAGCTGTGGATAAGTTGCAAGGCAATGAGAGGGAAGTGTTAAAACAAACTTTAGAAAAAAATTTGTTTGAGAGTGAAAGGGAAATTGTTGTTGAGAATAAAACCAAGGATTTTTCACATCACAAAGGTTCAATGATGAGCAAAGAAACAACTGAAAATTTCGATACCAAAACAACCACTGTTAATATTACCAAGGGCAACAGCGAATGGGAAGGTTGGGGTACAGCTTTAAAACCTGCACATGAGCCTATTGTTATGGCGAGGAAACCCTTTAAGGGTAGTGTGGCTAACAATGTCCTAGAGCGTGGCACGGGTGGTATCAATATTGATGAGTGTCGGGTAGATGGAGGCAGATTCCCTGCTAATCTTATGCACGATGGCTCACAGGTTGTCGAGGGCATTTTTCCTGAGACTAGCTCACGCTACTTCTACTGTCCTAAGACTAGCAAGAAAGATAGAGATGAGGGGTTGGATGCTTTGGTAGAGGCACAGACTACTGATGGCAATATAAGGAGCAACAGTGAAACAGCTAGAAAATTTGGTGCTAACTCTGCCTTGCGAAAGAACACTCACCCAACAGTCAAGCCAACGGAGTTGATGCGATACCTGTGTCGCTTGGTCACACCGAAAGGTGGGGTGGTCGTAGACCCTTTTATGGGCAGTGGAAGCACAGGCAAGGCTTGCATGGTTGAAAACTTTAGCTTCATAGGTATCGAGATGAATGAGGAATACTTTGAGATAGCCTGTGCAAGGATTGAGGCAGAATATAAAAAAAGAAAACAAGATTTATTTTATGATTATTAACAGTAAAGTTGCAAAGGAGAGCATCGTAGATGTAGGGATTGGACTAATCATATCCTTTCCAATAGCGTTTACTGTCCTGACCTTTACAACAAACTTGGAGTTCAATGTGGGAGCAACTGCCCTAACACAGACAGTGGTTTTCACAGCACTGGCATTGTGCAGGAAGTATTATGTGCGACTCTTTTTTTTAAAGAACGATGGTAAAAAAGGGTATAGTGATGAAAGTGGTCATGTATAATGATTTATACTTTTATACATAAAACGATAATGGTTGAGTGTGTGGTCTTACTATACACTGCTTGCCACACTGTTAAGAAAACCATATAGAATAAGGGTTTAAGCCTATAGGTAGTGTTAGTATATAGTATATAAGATAATATATATATGGTATATAACAGTACAAATAGGGGGTTTATACGAGGTATATGTAGAAGAGTGTTGAGGTAGCTATACACTGCACACTGTACACTGATAGATTTTAAATATGGCGTGAGCCAAGGAGTAGATAGAATGACTGAGAATAAAGAAGTAGTAGAAAAAAGAAGATTGGAAATCACAGAAGAAAAAGAGCAATCCAAAGTGATTAGTTTATCGCATATCTTTGGTGACGATCATTGGGTACACACATTGACTGGTGGCAGACAGATTAAAGCCTTTGAAGATCGCAGGAAGAAAGATGAAGTAATCTTTGAGGGGATTAAGTAATGTCAGTGAGAAGAACATTAACTGATTGGTTCAATAAGATTATTAAAGAACAATACGATGTCACCATCTACTTACATAACAACAAAAGATTTCCCAATGGCAAGTCTCACATCATGGTTTCACTCAAGAAGATTAAGAAGATCAATAACAAGCATCTGTCAGGCACAGATATTCATGGTCAGGCTTATGAGTTCAGTAGCGTTGAAGACTTTAACTATGAGGTGAAGAAAGTATATTAGATGAGCAGACGACCAAACAAAGACAAGAAACCAATCAGCCAAGCTCCAAGGCAATTTGAGAAGGACACTGAGCTAGGCTTGACTGAAATGCAGAACGCATTTGTTTGGCATTACACTGAGGGTTCTTGTTCACAAACCGAAGCAGCTAGACGAGCAGGGTATGAGTTTCCTGCTGTAGCAGCTAACAAGATGCTCAATGGCAAAGACATGCCACATGTAACCAAAGCTATCAGGATCAGACAAGATGAGTTAGCAGATAAGTATGCGATCACACCACAAAAGACTGGCACGATGTTGTGGAAGATTACTGAAGAAGCGTTTAAATCAGGACAACTCAACGCTGCTGTATCTGCTATCAAGGAGCTAAACCAACTGGCAGGTCTATCGGTTCATAAGACTCAATCATTGAACATCAATGCCAACATTGATGCTATGTCTAGGGATGATATTAAGGAACGCATAGCTAAACTTTTAGGTGGCGACAGCAAGACTTATTCAGCGAAGGACTTATAGTATTTAAATAGAGTATTCGCCCTCGCCCTTTTAAAAAAAGGTTTTAGAGAAAAAATCTGACCTGACCAAAAAAGCACCACATATCAAAGGCTTACGCCTGTATTCTTATGTATTCCTTTGTGTAATGATTTGCACATCTGTGTGCATAGGTGCCACAGCTAGATCAGAGCGACCAGTAGGAACCCTATTGGAATGGGCTTTTTTCTAGGATAGATTAATTTAATTGACCCGGCACCCCCTAACAGCCAACTCGCCACAGCGTTACAGTTATAGCTGAGTTAGGTACACTGAATCACCAAAAAAACTCAACGAAAAAAAATATCAAAAAAAATTATGCAAAAAAATTTGTGTAAAATTTTGCACAAAAAAAACCCTCCATTGCAGAGAGTCTTTTCTTTGGTTCAGGATCAGTAGTTCATTGACCAGTCATCCAACTTGCCTTGCTTCTTTAACTCCAAGCCTTCTTGAATTAAATACCACCACTGTTGCCAAGTTTTGATTCTTGCTAACTGGTCAAGATCATAAGGTGGGTTGCCATCAATACAAACATACCTTTCTGAAATCGTCATTTCACCATCCCACCATCTTTCTTCATGGACAAACTCATCATTCTCTTTTGCCCATTGCATCACCTTGCCCTCCCAATCAATCTTTTCCTTTGGCTCCCTGACTGGAAGTGGATCAAGATACTTGGTGGTTCGTTTCTCCTCAGAGTGAACTCGCTCATACTGTCGAATCTCTTTCTCGACCTTGGCAACATTGGTATTGGCAAGTTTGAGTTTCTTGCTCCAAGCCTTTTGTCGTTTCAACATTCGCTCATACCTTTGAGCCACTTTGTTGATTCGCTTCTTCACCTTGGTTACCTTCTTCATCTCACCAACATCAAAGTTCTCTCTGACATCAGCCATCTGCTCTTTGCTCAATGGATGCCTTGGAAACTGATGGTGGTTATAACCATAGTTGTGCATCAGTTCGTGAGCGAACAGTTGACTTAATAAGTCAATACTAATCTCATCTGATATAGACAAGAACATATCCCACCTACTACCCCACTTACCCAAGTAAGCCCGGCCACTATAAGAAGAAGTGGTTTTGCTTTGGACTTGAATATTCAAGGTTTTCCAATACGAGAGTCTTCCCTCATCCTTCGCTATTTGGTTGTGTATAAAACTAAACAACGATCTCAACTTTCCAGTATCAAAACCAGAAGTGTTTTTAATTACTTTCATCAGCTCACCTTCTGAAAGTAATGGTCATTAGATTGGCAGATGGCATCCCACTTGCTTCGTCTAATCTTTCTCCAAGACTTAGAGTTGAACAAGTAGCTATCTTTAAAGTAGTCTTTAATATAGACCCACTTGTAACCAAGCCTGACTGCCCTAGTGCTAATACCAATGTTAATACCCTTGATATTATTCAATATGCTCATATTGTTAAATCTGTATAGATCAAACTTATGATTGGTTTTCTTATTTTTCATATGCTTTCCCTTATGAAAATTGGGCGATTTCATATTCTTATAAAATCTTGACCCAAGCCCATCATAACATATTTTATACATTTGTACAAATTTGTATACATGACCCAATCCAGTAAATTTAACTTTTTGCAAAAAATTACACATGCCTTTGGTCCAGTGATATAATTTTTGCCATGGTCAATTCAAGAAACAAAGGTGCCTCTTTTGAAAGACAGGTGGTGAACATCCTCAATGATTTTTTTGCAGACAATGGTTTGG